TACATAAGTAATTGCTTACGCGGCTCGTGCGCGTTGCTGATATATGCGTCGCGGTCTATAAGAATAAAGTCAGGGTCTTTAGAATCCAACGTAAAGCCGTTGGAAAGTAAAGCGTCACGATATACATCGCCTTTGTGTTGATACTTAAAATACTTAAATTTCATTCTATCCTTTCAACATCCAAACAAATTCCCAAGCGGGCTTCTTACCTTTGTATTCTTTAACAACTTCCCAGCCAGCCTGTGTGATAATATCGCGCCATGTTGACCGCTTCAAGTGCCATTCTAACTGACGAGAACCAACTTCAAGTCGTCTATATCCTTCCGTCTTATCTTCGGAGTATGACAGGTTATGTGGTACTTCTAAGTAAAGATAATTGGCAACTTCGCGGATTTTATTTAATCCCTCGACTGGATTCTCGAAGTGTTCAGCAACGCCCATACACAGTGCGATATCATGTTTTACTGATACTTCGTAATCGTCGATGAAGCCACAGAATATTTCAGCACCAGTGTTCTTGCGCGCTAATTCACAGGCTACAGGGGATAGGTCTATGCCATAAAGTCTTATGGTGTTTGTTTTTTTTCCCAGATAAGACAGTGTATGACCCATACCGCAACCCACATCTATAATAGATAAAATACTTTTTTCAAAGTAGCACTCGCGCAAACAGGCAAGCATAAACTCATTACGCTTATCATTTGCCCATTTGTTCGGGTCGGCTGTGTAGTAATCGTCATATTCTTTGATTAACTCGTCACGTTCGGGATATTTTTTCATGGCACAAATTCCTCAATCATACTCTCATCGTAAACAACCGCACCATCAGGCGTTATTACAGCCATCCAACCATTTGGTTCCAATACTCTTTCAAACAGCCATTGAGAAAGAATCGAATCATAAGCCTCAGCACTATTAACAATGTCACTTGGTGAAAAAAGACTTACAAATTCATTTAGTGATAACTCATCATCTTCATAAATATTTATTATGTTTTGAAATTCATCGTTTATGTCGCCAATATAATAGCCTCTTTCTACATCTTCCAAAAACTTTTCTTTAACAATGTCCCTAAATTTTTCACTTTCGGTATCAACAACTCTAGGGTCGTTTTTCATTGGCACAAATTGATATGCCTTCACATTTGAAGGTAAACCATCAAAATACCCCTCTCTATAATCTGCAAACATAGCATGTCCCCAATCAGACATAACATCATCTGGTCTTGCGTATCTAAGGTACGGTTTTCCGTCATTGTAGTATCCACCAACCCCCTTACGAAATCCATTCATAAAATCAGAACTAGTCCACTGCCCACCGGTGGGCGTCCCTTTAGGTTCGCGCGGTTGATTTGGGTCATATCCTTTTTTCATTTTTTTACTCCTATATAACTTCTCTTTCGGGTTGTCTTATCATTTGGGTTTGATTTACGAAATCACGCATACGGGCTTGCCACTCTCTAACCTTACCTAATTCAAATGCGTTGTCAATACCCGCAGAATCTAACGCCTCCGCTTGACGTTTCCATTCGCGTATTTTGCGCTCTATGCTACGCTGAATCTGTGACGCATCATACGCGCTGTACTCCTTGCCGTTGTATGTGACTGTCTCGTTATTTAACTCGTCGCGCATGGCTTGATTGTAAAACGCCTCTGATATACCCTCAAAAAAGGGATAGTAGGAATGCCTACAATTTATACCTCCGAGTCCGTCTATCTCACCATAGTTCGTTGATTCCTTGAACGGCGGATACTTTGGATGTGTGCCAGAACGTGAAAAGATATGACCTTGCCAAATTTGGTGAGTAGGTCTTGCGCCATTGTGCGCTGATGTCTCTACCAAGTCCTGCCCCATTTCGTCTGCTCGCATCCATTGCAACTCATTTGTCGTCTGTCCTATTCCAGTCAACAACGCCCGCCTGATTGCTACATCTAACTTGTCTCTGTGTCCTGATGGATAAACAACCTCAAGCCCGCTTTTACCAATTCCTTTGATTGCGTACCTGATAGCCTCTGTATATGACATTGTACCTGATGATACTTGCAGGTACGCAATGTCTAAGGCTTCGATAAACGCCTGCTGTGTTGTGGTTGCAGTTGTCATCGTCAAGTTGCGAATAACACCTTGCGCCTTACTAAGCCCCGCCTGCAAGACTTGCAACATGGCAGGGGATAGATGAAGCGGTATCGGTTTTAATCCTGCCGCCTTGTATACCGAATCATCAAACTTTAGCGCCGTAACGCCAGCCTTGCGAAAGGCATCTTGTAGTACCTTTTCCGATAACCCAGTCAAGCGCGATAATTCATCTATCACCTGCTGATATGACATACCTGATTCGATAAGCCGTTGCATTTGCCATGCGGTAGTACTTGACAGTTCCATAGTACCAAGCTTGCGAGCCATTTCATTGATGATAGTTTGCGCAAACTGCTCGTATAGTTCTACGACGGGACCGGCGATTGCATCAAATTGTGACGGGGTGAGCATTATTTCGTTCCAAGATAAACACAAAATCTTCTTTGCGATAAACTCGCCAGTCACTATCAAGTGCGGCACGGTCACAGGCTTTTGTCACGCCTTCGATACGCCCGTAATCGTGGAAGATAACGAAGCGGTCTGTAATATCCTTAACCTTCATCCAATCAGAGAATGCGCCTTCCTCGCTGTGGTCACCGTCAATGAACGATACTGCGAAGCGCATGTCACCAATATTAAAAAATGGGCTGTACGCTTTTATTAATTGAACATTATCCAGTGCGAATTTATCTACATTGCTTTGCGCCAGTTCAATTGTAACTTCAAGACCTGTCTTTTTATCAGTACGCATCCCTGTACTTGCTTTGTAGTAACCATCGAACGGGTCAACACCAACGCATAAGCCTGTTTGCTTCAACTCACGTTTTAGCAATCCAACAGCACAAATAGAACCACCATTCAAAACGCCGATTTCAAGGTAATTTCCATTACCCGCTTTTTCGATAACCTCCGCGATATGGGCGAACACATTACCGGCGTTTGCATACCTGCCGGCTATTTTAGATTTCACTTGATTGACAATTTCGTTTATCACCATCTACGCACCTTGTTCCCCAAAAAATCCGTCACCGCCTTGCTCCTCTTTGACTAGTGCTAATTGCTTGCGGGCTGTGGCCTCATCCTCGCCTTTGGTTTTCATGCGGTATTCGAGTTTCGACATAATGCCTAACGCCAACTCACGCTGGTCGCGCGCTATGATTTCCTCTTTGTCAGTCACAACGCTGTCGTCAAAGTTATAGACTGTGTTATAAGTACCAGCTGGTGAGAGATTGTAAGCAGTGGCGTAGTAATCCATTGCATACAATAAGATTTCCAACCCATCCTCTAATGCCTTTTGCATGTCAGTTATAAGTACGTACAACCGTTGCTTTGATAACTTGATTTCAGTTGCTGTTTTATCAACGCTGTTTGGGTCAGAGATTGTACCGTATGAAATGCCAACGGCGTATTCAATGCGCTTTAAGATTGCGTCAATACCGTTGATGTAGTCGGCTTGTCGGATTGTTGGGCTCCAGTCCTCAAATAATCCTTTTCCACCAATTTGGGTTTGTAAGTCTAATAAGCGGTATAGTCTACGGTCTGGCAGCTTCGCTTTGCCGTCTTTGTCTTTTTCGAATGCGTGTACGTCGGTGTATAAAGCACGTTCACCGCTTTTGTACTCCCACATAAACTCATCCCAACGTTTAGCAACCTGCTCTATCAGGTCCACTGCGTTGGAATAGATACTCACACCAAGCGGGGAGTTGGTATCAACGTTATTGGCAATAGGCATTTTGACATAAGCGAATAGCGGCTTGTCAACGTTCTGGAATGTCCATTCGTCTACCAATTCAGCCCAATCTGCCACAACGGACAACGAAACCCGCCTACCTAAATCATCTTTGTTATCAGACACAAAGGCTGAGTTGATAATAGTATGCGTTTTTTCGTTGTTGTCGTATTTGTGATACTCAAGGCGGGTATAGTATTTTTTGCCAACCGTCTTAACATCAACAAACACCGCGCTTGTCATAATGCCAGTGGCATTAAAAGAAACTGGATAGAAATATCCCGCCTTGTAAACATCTATCGCAATATCATCACCGCTGGGATAAGGCTTGAAAACTACACCGCCTAATGCGGCGCAAAACTCCATGTGGCGCTTGATATCTTTAATCAGTGGCTTTAGCTGTTCAGAGAGATAATCAGCTCGGGGCGAGCCTGTGACCGATACTTCCATTTCCACCGTAGCCATGCGGGCTACATCGGATGCTAAAGCAGACGGTAACCCAACGTAATCCTTTGGGTTGGTATACATCGTTTCCCACTTCGCAATGGCTTGATTCATCGCGTCTGTAATAGCCAAGTCAACGTCAGGTAATGCTTGTTTAATATTTTTTACAGGTATCATTTTGCTTAGTACCTCTTTTATCCATTGGCGGATACGTTCTAGCATTGTCATTATTGCCCCCTCACAATCCAAATAAGGTTGGTTGCATATCGAATTGAATCGATAGCATGATTATTTTTGTCTGGGTATTCTGACAGTATTTCACCATCTTTGGTTTTTTCATATTCATACTCTAAAAACTCTTGAGCCGTATTAGGGCAACGCTTCGGGTCAATAACAATCTTCGATAGTGACTGCAACCACTCAATACTATAATTTCTTGTCCCAGAACCTTTTTCAGCACCGCGACAATTCGCGCCAAATGCTCTGTAGTCCATTATCGATTTAGGCTCAGCACTATCAGCAATAAGGAGCTCAGACGGATTATACCCGTATTTGACGATAAGCTTGTAAAAATCCTCGTTGCGCTTTTTGTATTCTCGTAACTCACCGAAAATATAAAGAGTTAAGCGTGCTTTGTCAAAATAAGACTGTGAATAATGTGCTGGGTCTGGATAATACCCAAAGTCCAAACCGTGATACACGCGGTCAAATTGTTTAATTTCTTCGTCGGTTATTTCGCGCACTTCCACATTCTCGAACACCATACCTCCAACACCGTTGGCGATACCTAAGTACTCATGCTCGTAAGCGGCTGGGTTTACAGCCTTAAGATGTTCGGCTTCGTCTAAGAATATTTGACCTAACCATTCTTTAGGTACATTTATATAAGTAGACTTGTGATGATAGCGTTTTTCCTTTGGTACTGCTATCCACTTATTAACCCAATGCGCCTTAGTGCGTGGAGTATTCCACGTCTTGAATTGATAACCAACATCACCGCCGCGTAAAACAGACTGTGTGATATTGCGGACTTGCGCCTCGCCCCTGAATTGGTCGAACTCTTCAAACCACAAACCGCCGATATATCCAAAGGACGGCGTGATACTCTTTAGTTTATTCGCATCATCCGCACCTCTGAAATAAATTTTTTGTTTGGTTGGGATGTATGTTATTTCAAAAGGGCTTGTAGACACCTTGAAACTGTCTTGTAACCCCAAAGCGTTAATCGCCCACTCTAGGCGGGCAAATGATGAATCCTTGATTGTGTTGTATACCATACGCAATGCCACAAAGTGCATGGTTGGATTCTTTAGCAGTAAATAAATAATAATAAGTGCTACGAAACTTGACTTTGTGCTACCACGCCCGCCCTCCATTGCGTACTCCGTGTTATTACCAGAGATTATATCTCTGTAGACACCTAACAAATCAGGGGCTATTAGTGGGACTATGATGTCAGCGGGGATAAAAGAGTCAGTTTTTTTGTCGCTCTCACCGTCTGATATTACTTTTACCTCATCTTTGAGTAGACCGGGCGATAATGCTTTTAGTAGTGCTATCTTTTCGGCAGAGTTACGACTGGAAAACATTAAGCGAACCATAGCCTCGTAACGGGTTATTTCGTATTCTATAACTTCACCGCTCGCTCCTTTTTCTTTAATCGTCAATAGTTCCGCGCCTATCTTGCGTATTATCTTACGCGCTTCTATCGCGTCTTTTGGTACGCCTTTTAGGTTGCGGCGGGGGTCGTAGCCTTTTTTGAAACGAGTTTCTTTTGGTGGCATTAGCCGCCCGTTTGCCTGTTTTTCGCCAGTTTCACCCATTCCAAATCCTTTGTGCTTCGTCTTTAGATAATGCGGTACCAATATATTCAAAAGCGGCTGTAAATCTATCATACGCGTAACTTTTGCGTAAGTTCGCAAGCGGTCCGCGACCACCTTTTGAGTTCAATTTCGGCGCTTTTGTCATTTTCCATTGATTACTTTTTGCTCTTGCGTAAATCATGGCGGGGTTGGCTGTGGTTGATAAATACGAATAACCTAATCCTTTACAAACAGAACCTATAAACGCGCTCATTGCGTTACCAATACCCACGCCCTGAAAGTTAGGTAAGCAAACCGTTCTATGCTCTCGCTTCGTGTTGTTACGTATCGGATGGGGAAAATGCAATACAGCGGTAAACGCTACAGGTACACCTTCCCAAAAAGCACAGAAACAAACCGCCGAAGGATTCAAGGACGTGTTCAAATAGTGATGTTTCCTGAATAACTGCCAAGCGGACGAATGAACGCGCTTGATTTCGAGATTGATTTTAGGTCGCCGAAGTAACCTCCCGCTCGCAAACTCATTGGTTGCGGGCTGATAAATCCAATCTGGCTCTAACCACTCGGCTATATCGTAATGACAAGAAACGGCTATAAACTTTTGATTGCGTCGTCTTACGGTCTTGGCAATCGCCGCACTTCCAATCTTTGCAACTGTTCTATCAACCACGCTTGTAAACTCATCTACTACTGCCAGTTCTTTTTGTTCTGCTAGTGTTCGCGCCAGAGTGACGCGGAACTGTTCGCCGTTACTTAGAACATGAAACGGACGCACCCACGAGGGCGGGGAGGAAAAACCAACGGATGAAAGTAATCCCGAAATCTCCTTTATGCTCATTTCCTTTGGGAAATCGTCAAGTATACTTTTCTCTTTTGACCACTCAAAGCCACTAACAAGGTTGTCCCCGAATAATTCGCGAGCTATTGTACTTTTACCACTTCCACTGGGACCAACAATCAAGCCAATATTCCACGATTCGGGAAGCTCAAAATCAACATGCCAAACTTCCGAGCTTTTCTCGGA